GATTCATAACAGCGCAAATACTATCGAAAATAAAATAGAAGACTGGAGGTCTGACCAATGTTGAAGAGTGAACAGATTAACGAGCTTGCTGCCGCTTTGGCAAAGGCACAAGGGCAGATTGAAGGAGCAAAGAAAAGCAGCAGTAATCCGTTTTTCAAAAGTAAATATGCAGACCTGGCTGAGTGTTGGAACACGTGCAGAGAGGCTTTAACTGCAAATGGAATATCAGTTATCCAGATGCCGGAAGAAATCAATGAGAACGGAAGACTGAACATTACAACGATGCTTGCACATTCAAGCGGGCAGTATATATCCAGCACTCTAACAATGACTGTAACTAAATTAGATCCGCAAGCTATTGGCAGTGCAATCACTTACGGCAGGAGATATGCTCTTGCTGCTATGGTTGGACTGGCTCAGGAAGACGATGACGGAGAAAAAGCAATGGCGTAAAGGGCGTTCTAACGATGCTAATAAATACGCTTGGGTATTATGTCAAAAGATAGCAGAAAAGCTGTCAGAAGAGAGCTTTCACAGCAAGGAAGATGTTTACAGGAAGGCAATCAGGGAATGTGGTTACGGCAGAATATGGCCAGTGCCAACTGACGCTGTAAACAGAACTATTGAAATTTGGCAAAGTAATGGTGTCGGCTGGATAGCTGAATTGGTTGGAGAGTGTCATAACATTAAAGGCTATAGCAATGTAAGAGTATATTATGGCAGCAGCGCTTATGACACGAAAGAGATGAGCCGATTTATAGATTGTTTAGTATCTATGGCAAAAGAGATTGGTGTAGAGACCAGGCCGCAGGAAGAATTAGATGACCTAATCAGGGAGTGGGGCGTTAAAGATGATTCCAAAAATAAAGAGGATAAGACTTAAAGGTAAAGCTCTCAGCAAGCTTTGTGAGGAGGTATATAACCGTGACAACGGGTTATGTGTATATTGCTCTCACTATGTTGAGCCTGGAGTTAAGCCACACCATGAGCCTTTAAAATCACAGGGCGGACAGGACAGGCTTGAAGATATGGCAATGCTTTGTAATGACTGCCATTCCCTGCGGCATAATTCCGTTAAGGGCATCGTTATTGGTCAAAAGGTAAGGTCGTATTTATCTGCAAAATATGACCGCCAGGAGTAGGAAATTATGAATACAGGGTTTATTGCTTTACATCGAAAATTGTTAGATAGTCCGATTTGGCAGGTTACGACAGTTGAGCAAAAAGTAATTTTAATTACACTGCTTTTAATGGCAAATCATAGTGAGAAAAAGTGGTACTGGCAGGGTGAAGAATTCATTTGCCAACCGGGACAATTTATAACCAGCTTGCCTAATATCGTAAAAGCTTGTGGAAATGGGCTAACAGTCCAAAATGTAAGGACTGCGTTAAAAAAGTTTGAAAACATGAATTTTTTAACAGACCAATCAACAAAGACTGGAAGGCTGATAACCATAGTAAATTGGCAGGTTTATCAAGGGAAAAGAGATGTCGATAACAGACAACCTAACAGTCAGCTAACAGAGAGCCAACAGACACCTAACAGACAACCTAACAGTCAGCTAACATCTAACAATAATGATAATAATATAACAATGATAAACAATGATAATAATAACGCGTGCGAGCAAACCCAAAAACCAATCGAGGTTAACGAAAAAGAAAAAGGCTTTGAGTTATTTTGGGAATTGTATCCGTCGAAACGGAAAAAGCCTGTTGCAAGAATAGCATGGATGAATATGCGTGTACACTCGGAAGAACAGTATGCGTTGATTAATACTGCTGTTGAGCGATACAAAAAAACTAATCAGTGGCAGGAAGAAAACGGCAGGTACATACCTGATCCTGATACTTTCCTGCAGGATGAACGCTGGACGGATGAAATCAAATTGCCGGAAGCAGTGCAAGCTGCTGACAAGGAAGCCCAAGAGAAAGCCGAATGGATAGCAAAGAACAAGGAGCGCTGGGCAGCGATACCTCCGGAGAAAAGAAAGTACAGGCTGGCTTGTTTTATGGGGCTGGACTGGGAAGAAGTGAGGGATATGCCGTATGTTGGAACTTAGAGAGATAACGGCAGCTTATGAAGTGTGGCAGGCGGCGGGACTAAAGCCGAACTGGGTAAGCGAAGATGCAAAAAAAGCTATCGAAAGGCAAACCCTGGAGCGGTATAAATACACAGACATTGAGATGTGGGGCGATACTGTTGATTATATCGCTGATAATAATAAATATTGGCCAACATGGGCAGATATTAATAACACCTTATCAATCCTACGGCAAAATAAAATTCGCGAAGAAAAGAAAGCTATTGAGCGTAATTCTAAAGCGGCGAATGAGTTTGTGAAGAAGCTATTTGCTGACCTTGATGCTGGTAAAACATTTGGCGAACTACGGCAGCCAATAAGCGATAAGGTTAGAGCTGCAGCAAAGAGGATTTTTCCTGATGCCGACGATAGCTTTATAAAGCGTAATTGCAGCGATATCAGCTTTATCGCAGACGTCGAACGAAAATGCGCTGAATGTATTAACACTGTTGATTGCCCATACAGCGGACATCAACCGTTTTTGAGAGTAGACAAAGAAAGCGGATTTACTTATGTGGTTGCTGATCGTGAACGGTGTTATAAATATCACCCGTTAGTGCCAGATGTAACACCTAAACAGTCAACACGTCGTCAAGGTGATTTAACTAAAGTTTGATTATAAGGCGCAAGGTAACGATGAAAAAGAAACTTTCGGAAAAAGATGCACCTAAGTTTATTGTTGTCAAAGAATGTGGGAAGAAAGTAATTTATGAACAGTTAGAAATAAAATACCCCCCAAATTCTAAAGAACAGGAAGAAGCAGATATACACCGATAGATTCATTTTAGTTAAAACGGCTGCCCAGCTACTGCCTCGGCACTATATACAAGCAATGTGGCGCAAAAGGGAAGTATACCTGTGGAATGGCCTTACCACAGGGGGCAGCCTTTTAAATATAAGGAGTTGAAAATATTGACTGAGTTACTGATAACGATACCGGGAGAACCGTGCGCACAAGGTAGACCGAGGTTTAGTACAGCAGGAGGCTTTGTTAAAGCATATGATCCGGCAAAAAGCAGGAACTACAAAGCATATGTAAAGCTTATTGCGCAGGAAGAAATAAAAAACCAAGGCTGGAAATACACAGAATTGCCCTTAGCGGTCACGATAACAGCTTACATGAGTATTCCGACAAGCAAGTCTAAAAAGTTTAAACAGGAGGCTATTTTAGGCGGAGAGCGTCCCGCAAAGAAGCCTGACACCGATAATATATTCAAGTGTATTACAGACGCCCTTAGTGGTATAGCGTACAAAGACGATAAGCAGATAGTAGCTGCTACAGTTAATAAGTGGTATGCAGAAGTACCGAGAGTTGAAGCATTAATAAGAATTATTTAGGACGGTGCTGTTAATGGTTAATGTAAAAGTAATGCTAAATTTAATAAAAGATGAGCCGGAAAATGCTTATATACCAATAGTTAAGCCGGAGCTAGTTGCTCTGCTTAAAGAAGTGAAAATGCTGCGGTAGTGAGATAGGGCAATATATAGTATGGACTATGATAATGCGGTAAAAGGAGCTGAAAACGTGATAGATTGTGAAAAATGTTATAGGCTAAAAAGTTGCGGCGACAGATATTATTGTGCGTTTATAGGCTTAAATCCTTGTATTAGAGGAGAACATACACCAGTACAAGAGTATAAAGGTGCAGCAAATCCGTTAACATCGACAGATTTACGTTTAGCTCATTTACAAGAGCAACAACGTAGGCGTGAGGAAGCTAGGGCGAGGAAAGAAACAGAAGCGGGAAAAGAACAATACAAGCCGCACAAAACTATGAAAGTAGTATTTAGGGATATTATGCATAAACACAGTGGCATTCCGATGTTTCGACCGCCCGGAAATTCGGCATCATCTAAGGCGTTTGTTTGGAGTAATATGCATACAGTAATTTTCGAAATGGGGTTTGCTGGGTGGGATGTTCCGGCAATTGCTCAAAAGCTGGGCGTGGCGAAAAACACGTTATATTCGTACATTGGTAGATACAGGGGGTAGCAGATGACTATAGAGGAGATAAAGGCAAAGCTAAAAAGATATCGTTTCATTGCGGGAGAAATTAGTGACTTGCTAGATGAGCGGGAGCGTCTGCGGTCGCTTGCCGAAAAGATTACACCTTCGCTGTCCTTTGCTCCTGTACATGGTGCCAATACGGATAAAATGGCACCTGTGGTTGCCAATCTCATTGAGGTAGAGCGATATATTGAAAAACGCAGTAAAGAGCTTCTGCGGGCAAGAATGGAGGCAGAAAAACTGATTGATAGCTTATCGGACGAAAGGCATAGAGCAGTATTAAAAAGCTATTATTTTTCAAGGCGCAGCTGGGAAGAGTGCTGCGTAGCAGTGGGTTATGAGTGGGCGCAAATACATAGGATCCATTCGGGGGCATTATACGAGCTAAGAAAGATGATATAGAATGATACCATGGACCCTTGATATAATATAAAGTGTAAAAATGTGAAATTGATATAACGCATACGCAGTAACCCGCTCACTATCCGAGCAAGTGGCAAACCGTATGTTATATATTTGCTATGGCGTTCGCCGTATGATGGCATATGATAGCTGCAATTTATCGTATGAATGATGCGGATAACTACCCATAGCCCCTACCGTGCGACTAGCAGCAGTCGCATTGGTAGTGTCAAAACAACGGCATGAGAGACGGTAACTGTACGCGGCCCGTGAAGAAGCCCATAGAACGCAGAGCACCATATCTGTAGACTTTGGGGTAGCCTTACCGGTGGGGCGAAACCCTGCCGTTGGGGTGATACAGCGGCATATTTATTGGAGAGTGATTAAATGTTAGTAAAAGAACTAATAGAAAAGCTCAAGGAAATGCCTCAAGATGCACTAGCGATGTATGATTATGATTGTGAACTTGTTCCTATAGATAAAGCGGAAACGTATACATTTGAAGGAACTATTGTTGTAGAACTTTCTACAGACTGGAACAAGAATATACGTTAATCTACATAAATAATTTAGTCTTAAAAAGCCGTTAAAACACGGTAATATATATCAGAATTTAGCATATAACTTAATACAAAGCACTTACTTATGTAGGTGCTTTTTTATTGACATGGTGGTGATTGAATGAAGATGAACCTAACCGGCAAGATCAGAAAGATAATAAAAGCTTTGGAAATGCGAGGGCTTATATACCTGTATTCAAGGGAGCAAGTATATAGTCAGAAGCTATCTAAGGTATGCACTATGTACAGAATAGATTACCTCATGCCATGGGAAGAATATAAAAAGAAATTTCCGGATAAGGCAGAGCGGAAAAAGAATAAGGGTGTAAGTGTTAGGGTCGAAATGGCAAGATCATTTAGGGAGATAGATATTTTGCTATATATTGTTGATGTATTGAAGGCAGGTGATGAAGGTGGAGAAGTTAACCATTAAGCAAAAAGCTTTTGCTGATTATTATATACAGACTGGTAATGGGACAGAGGCAGCAAAACTAGCTGGATATAGTGAAAAGACTGCAAAAGTGATTGCGGCAGAAAACTTAACGAAACCAAACATAAGGTCATATATAGAAGAACGGCTTGCACCAATAGAAGGACGGCGAATAGCAACCGGTGATGATGTGCTTGAGTACCTAACCAGGGTAATGAATGGAGAGGAAAAAGATTCGTTTGGACTTGATACAAGCATAAGCGACAGAAACAAAGCAGCAGAGCTATTGGGCAAGCGTCTTTTGTTGTGGAAGGAACAAATTGATG